GGGTGGGGCTGCTGTCGCACTTCGATCATAGTTGAATCCAGAGTTTCTTACGTGTTGTCTCGTACACTGCGCAGCGCTAAAGTTTTCTTTTCTCCCGAATCGTTCGCTCGACTTTTATACGTTTATCTCATTTACAAGTACTCAGTTGACTATCTTGAAACACCAATGAACGGATCTTTTGTTACGCTGTCACTTTACCGTAAACTGTCAGATGGTTCAACTATGGAAGGCCATCAAAAACATCACAGGCGCGTCCTGCGCTGCAAAAAACATCCTAATGAAACCGGTGAAAATTGTGCTGAATGTGCAGTTGAAGCGGCAAAGTATGAAAAAATATTGATGGCAAAATTTCCAGCATTGCCACGCGGTCCAGGCGAGGTAACATCTATTCCATTGCTTGCGTCTCTCAAGATCATGGTCGAGTATTTCTGTATGCCTAAGAGTGACAAACAATTAAATGGTATTTTGAAGCTCGTAAGTGCTAGCAGTGGAACCATGATTCAAGTCAAAGTTCCGTTTGTTAATGCTCGTGATTATCGGGTGTTCTTCAAACCGCCGCCCGGCATGCGTTCTGACGTCCTTTGTGTTCTTATGGAGTACAATGCGCGTCGTGAATATCCTGATGTCGAATACAGGTGGCTAAATGGTTTTCCTCATACAATTTGTAAGTGCGGTCAAGCGTATGACGCTCAATCTATGGCCCATCTTCTTAATCTTCGTGCGACAAATGCTCCACCCCCGTGCCCTAAGTGCGGAACTTTGATTCGTCTCGATTCAAAGCATGGAGTCTTTGGATTCCATGAGGCTTGGTGTTCAGGTCACGCTATGGATTACTTTCCAAAGCTCTTGAGTTATTTTTCTCATGAGACTTTAGATCCTCCGCGTGAACCAAACTACTGGAACAATTTGTCTACTGCTATTAAGATGATGCATACAGATTGCACGTTCTTTGAACACAAAAGTGTGCCTCCCCCTGACTTTAGGTTAGACGTTGTAGTTGATGATAAGCGTACGGCTCCCGGAGTCATAAAGAATCTTCCTCGTTGCTACAAAAAATGCCATATTGCAGGTGCTGCTAAAGTCTATATTGAAGAGGTTGCTCATTCCGTGGTAGAAGCTGAACGGTTTGAAAGTAAGATGAAAATTGTTGGCGCGAAAATACCCAACGTTGCTCAGTGTGCTGTCAAGGCAGAAACTAAGTGCGGCAAAGTTCGTATTGTTGGCGAAACGTCAAGAGATGTTGGTATGCATGAGTTCTACACCGCTCCAGGTGAACGAATCTTTTTTGTTGTCCACATCATCCTTTCCACCATATTGCGAATGATATATGGTGTGTTTGCTGCTTGCGGAGGAATCGGAACGGAAAATAAGAACATGCCTATTGCAATTGGCATGAGTTTTTTCGGCGGTTCTGCACAGGCATTTGCAAGTGAGATGTTTCGTGTTCCATGGAATTCGTTGACACTCAAAGTCAAACATGGTGCTAATAAGGAGGAGTTAGTGGCTGCAAAAGATCAATTAGAGTCCACCCTTCTTTCTAAATGGTGGATATTGGAGTGGGA